TGCACGTCTATATGATGCGGAGACCGGTGGTAATCTTCTAGCATCTATCCCTTATGTGATACAAGGCACTAACACTTCATATGCTTTATCTCCTAGCGTCTCTTCGGTCAATGAAGGCGGTCAAGTTACATTCACCTTTACCACGAATCAGGCAGATGGCACATACTATTGGTATATTCCAACATATTCTGGGTATACAATACAAGAGGAAGACTTTGCTGGTACTATAGGTACAAATACCAATAGAGGTTCATTTGTTGTAACTGGCGGTACTGGTACTATTGTTGTCGATTTAGTTAATGATTCACTTACCGAAGGTGCGGAAGAATTCAGTGTTCTTGTAGCATTGTCTCCGAATGGAAGTGTACCTCCTGTTGTGTCTAGTGGAACCGTCACAGTAAATGATACTTCTGCCACGACATTTACCCTTACTCTGAATCCTGCCAATCACGGACAGAGTACTAGCATTACTGAAGGTGCGACTGCATTTCTCCTTATTAATGCAGACACCAATCAACCGAATTTACAGACGAATTATGTAGAGATTACTGGTTCCGGTGTTGTAGGAAGATTCCCTGTACAACAGAAAAATGTTACTAATGGTCAGTATCCTAACAGTATTTCTTTCGCAACAACGAATAGTAATACATATCAAGGTCCGCAAGTTGTTACTGCTAAACTATCTACTGGTAACTATGCATCTCTAGGCGGAACAGTACTTGATACACTCACGTTCAATCTAGTTGATCAAGCACCTGCAATGACATTGACACCTAACGCTACGACTGGTGATGAAGGCGATACTATAACATATACTGTTGGTGGAACTAACATTCAAGACGGTACTTACTACTGGTACGATCCTGCACTAGTTAAAACTGTCGATGTTCCTTTCGGTCTTGCTTCTGGCACATCACAAATTAATCACCAAGGATCGCAAGTCGATGTAGAAATAGGAATGTCAACTGATGATGCTAATATACCGGGCACAGTTACTGGTGTATTTGCAAATTATCTCACAATGTCTGATCCCACAACTAGGGCAACAGTTGCAGGCGAGCATATAAAGTTTGCGTTTCCTGATAACTTTGCTGACGCAACTGAGATTTATGGTACTGTAGCAGTTTCAAGCAATTCTGGCACCTTTGAGTTAGATACTCTTGAGAACAGTGATTATGCGGATGATGTCTATACCATGCGTGTTTTTGATAATGAATTTCAGTATAACTTCAACGGCACGAATCTTGGTCTTGCTACTGCCGCAACTGTTACTATTGCAGACACTAATCCAATAGTAGTTCAGATTGCAGAGACCTATATATCTGGTTCTGATACTGGTCAGGATTATAGTTGGGGCAGAGAAAATGCCTACCCTGCCATTGCTATGTTCCTCTTCAATAATGGCATCTTTGGGTACCAAGGCGTTACCAGTAATGACTCGTATATTTCTCCTCCAGAAGCGCGTGGTCCTGATGATGGTAAAGACTATCAAATGCTGGTCAGAGTATACACCGACTCTGCTAGAACGACTTTATATACTCCGGGTGCTTCTGTTGGAACCATGGGTGCTACCATGACTGGTGGAATACACTACGATCCTTCTACTGATCCTTCATATGATGGAATTACCTGGACTAATGCATCTAATCAATGGTTTAAATTAGGGGAACAACCTTCGAACAATAATAGTTTTACAAGATTTGACTTTGCGGGTGAAGTCTCTTCGCTCTCAACAAAAACTGCGAATTTGTATGTAACGACAGTAATTAAAGAGTACACCGGAACATTAGGTACGGGTACTACGCTACATACTAACAACACTTTAGAATTATTCTTAACCGGAAGAGTAGAAACAAGGTAATACATTATGAATAATATAGATGCAAATGATTTAATATATCAGCAAGATTGGTATGATCTTAGCATATGGTATTGTTTTCTGAATAACACGGACGGTTCAACTCGTTATAGAACACCCGCAGTTTTAAATAATGACGGTAGTATTAATTACACTGAGTCGTACAATGTTATGAATGATTTTCATAAAGCAGAAATGTGGGACTCTTATAGGCAACTAATTCCTAGTGCCGGCAACCCTGCCGCTAACGTATATGTTAATGGTCAAATAAAAAGAGTAGATCGTTTAATTAGTGAGACTGAAGGTCAAGAACTTGTTGATATTATTGAAGCACGGTTTCCGGCATATGATCTTGAAACATCTCCTCTGAATGTTGTGGGGAGTTACGGTCCTTATAGACCACCCTATACTGCGGCATCGTCAATAAGTTTCTATGATCTGGAGATGTTCACTTCAGCGGCCGCGGATTTTAGTAGAATCAATGAGTTTGTACACTCACATCCTCCACATTCAAGATATAATGTAGATTTAAACGTATATACAGATTTGATGCCTTGGTTCGGTTACAAGTTTAACCTTGATGATGACACTGTGTCAATGAAGATTGTTCACCGAAATAAAATATCTACAGTTACTTATCCTCCTGTACCTGAAGTTGTCATACATGAGTTGAAAAATATATATTATGCTAGAATACACAACGAAGATGGCACTATAGATAACATGAACGATGTGTTTTTCGATGCGCATTGGCAAGACGTGCAAGCATATTGTACTGAACATGATTTAGATTATCCGATACCCGAAGGTGTTGATGCTACTCATGTTCTTGTTTGGGGTATTGTGTTTAACGGTACTACCGGTGAACCTGTGATGGTGAAAGGATATGAAAGTAGAGATGTACAACCAACTTGATATAACTGATATTGATAAGAAGTTCTGGATTAAAGCAAACGAAGAGTTGAGTATTGCCAAGCAAAGATATGTTGATGTTCGTATTGAACAACTTGCCGAAGAGCGAGATAAGAATACTGACACCTATGACATAGCGTGGTATAATCGACTCATCGAAGAATTGACTTGGGCAAAACAAATGTCCGAGCGAAAGAGATAATATATGTCAGAAAACAATAACATTGATGCAGACTACAACACCTCTCGTGACACATACAACGACCTGATTGAGAAAGGTCGTGAGTCTTTAGAGTTGATGATTGAAGTTGCCCGTGAGAGCGAACATCCTAGAGCGTTCGAAGTTCTTTCTGGTATGATTAAAAACATATCTGATGTTAATGATAAGTTGATGGACTTGAATAAGAAGTACAAAGAAGTCACCGCAACTACTAAACCCGCTTTAGACGCGCCTAGTACTGTTACTAATAATAATGTATTCATTGGCAGTACAACAGACTTACAGCGAATGCTGATTAAGAATGCTGAAGAGCAAAAGGTAATTGATGTCGTTTCAGACGAATCTCAATAGCGGCACTTCTTATCTCGGTAATCCTAATGTAAAACGTGACGGCGTATTACAACAATGGACTGAGTGGGAAGTCATGGAGTACGCGAGATGCAGTAATGATCCTGCCTACTTTGCTCGTACTTACATTAAGATTATATCATTAGATGCTGGTCTTGTAAACTTTAATCTATATGATTATCAAGAAAAGATGTTCGATCACTTCGACACAAACAGATTCTCTATTGTACTTGCGTGTAGACAGTCAGGTAAATCTATATCATCAGTTGTATATCTTTTGTGGTATGCACTCTTTCATCCAGAGAAAACTATTGCTGTTCTAGCAAACAAAGGAGCAACATCTCGTGAAATGCTTCAACGTATCACACTTGCTCTTGAAAACTTACCGTTCTTTCTGCAACCAGGTTGTAAAGCACTCAACAAAGGTTCTATTGAATTTTCTAATAATAGTCGAATTATTGCCGCTGCTACTAGTGGGTCTTCTATTCGTGGTATGTCTGTTAATCTGTTGTTTCTTGATGAGTTTGCTTTTGTTGAACGTGCATCTGAGTTCTACACTTCAACGTACCCAGTCGTCTCTGCGGGTAAAGATACAAAAGTTATCATCACCTCAACTGCCAATGGAATAGGTAATACATATCACAAAATATGGCAGGGAGCAACACAGGGTGTTAATGAGTATAAAGCATTCACTGTAAACTGGTGGGATGTACCTGGGCGAGACGACGAGTGGAAGCGGCAGACTATTGCGAACACTTCGCAGTTGCAGTTCGATCAAGAATTCGGCAACACCTTCTTTGGAACAGGCGATACACTAATCGGTGCAGGTACTCTCTTAGACTTGAGAGCAATTAATCCTATACAGATACTAGAAGGCGGTGATTGCCTCGTATATAAAGAACCTGTAAAAAGTCACGAATATATCATGACTTGTGATGTAAGTAAGGGAAGAGGACAGGATTATTCTACATTTACTTTAATCGATATTACTACAAGACCTTTTGAGCAGGTGTGTGTATATCGCAATAATACTATCTCTCCATTACTCTTCCCTGACATTATATATAAATATGCGAAAGTCTACAATGAAGCATATGTAATAGTCGAGTCAAACGATCAAGGCACTGTAGTGTGTCAGGGTCTGTACCACGACTTAGAGTATGAGAATGTCCATGTCGAATCTGCTACTAAAGCAAATCGAATCGGTGTTGAGATAACTCGTAAGTCGAAGCGTCTGGGTTGTTCTGCTATCAAAGATATTCTTGAAGAGAACAAATTAGAAATTGTCGATGAGAATACCATCTTCGAGATGTCTACATTTACAGCACAGGGACAATCATATGAAGCATCTGATGGTAATCACGATGACTTGATGATGAATCTAGTGATGTTTGGTTACTTTGTATCTACTCAGTTCTTTGCAGACATGACAGATATTAACTTAAAGCAGATGATGTTCGAGAATCAGGTTAGACAGATCGAAGATGATATCGTGCCGTTTGGTTTTATTGACAATGGCGACGATGAAATAGATAGAATAGAACAAGCAGAGAATGATAAACACCAACAATGGTCAACATGGGGCGACGAACCATATTGAAAATAGTGGTATGTATAAATAAAACATTGATATATATTCGTATTATGCATCTCTTATCATATGTTTAACTAATAAAGGACAAGACCATGGCATTTATTCCATCAGAGTCTCCCAACATTACAGTAAAAGAGTTTGACTTGTCAGGTGTTGTTCCTGCGGTCACCACTTCTACTGGTGCAATTGTTGGTGACTTTAACTGGGGACCTATAGGCGTACCAACAAAGATTTCAAACGAATCTGAATTGGTAGGTGTTTTCGGATCTCCTACATTAACAGACGAAGGTTCCGCAGTCGATTACTTGACCGCCGGCGCATTCTTAAAATATTCTAGCGACCTATTTGTTGTGCGTGATGCAACTGTTGCCGCAAAGAACTCATACGATAGTGACGGCGCTGCTCTTGCTTCACTCATTAAAAACGACGACGATTTCTCGACTAGTAAATCCGCTCTTGTCACTGCTGGACATACGTTCATTGGCAAACACGCAGGTATTCTCGGCAATGACATCGACATTCAAATTGTAGGCGCAAACGACTCAGCATGGGCAGTATTTGATCATGCAGGTTCATTCGATTCGAAACCAGGTACATCTGCTCATGTCGCGGCACGATCTGCCGATGGCGATGCCGCTAACGACGAAGTTCACATTGCAGTTGTTGATCGCACTGGTCAATTCTCTGGTGTTGCAGGAACTCTTCTCGAAGCGTTTCCATTCGTATCTTTAGCAACCGATGCTAGAACTCCTGAAGGCGCATCTAACTTTGCAGTTGATGTAGTCAATGCTGGTTCTGAGTATGTACGATGTGCTTCACTGCCCGACGAAGTAGCAACACCTACGACTTCTATTCTACACACTGCTGCCGTTAACGGTTCTCAACTTTTCACTGCACCCGATACTACAGTTCTTAAAGGTGGTGCAAATAGCGGTACATTCACTACTGCGGAATATACCGGCGTAGATAAAGGATTCAATCTGTTCGCAGATGTAGATACTATTCAAGTAGATTTTCTGATTGCTCCTGGACTTGCTGCCTCAGCAGATCAAGTAACAGTCGTAAATGTCTTGACCGGTCTTGCTACTGCACGTAAAGATTGTGTTGTTGTAGCATCTCCTGCACGTACTGATGTTGTTGGTGTAGCACCTGGTACTATAGTGACAAACACAATTACTACTGCTAACTTGTTTAACGCATCATCTTACCTGATTGTGGATAACAACTATCTTAAAGTGTATGACAAGTACAATGATCAGTATGTTTATATTCCTGCGGCATCTTCAACTGCTGGTGTGATGGCACTGACCGATGACGTTTCAGCACCTTGGTTCTCTCCTGCAGGCAGTCGTCGTGGTCAATACTACGGTGTAACTAATCTTGCATACACAGCAACTAAAGCACAGCGTGATACTCTGTACAAAGCAGGCGTTAACCCAATTGTTAATCTGCCAGGACAAGGTATTCTTCTGTATGGCGATAAGACTAAACTAGGTCGTCCATCTGCATTTGATCGTATCAACGTCCGTCGTCTGTTCTTAGGCGTAGAACGTGCAATCAAAGCGGCAGCACAGAACGTAATGTTTGAATTCAATGATGAGTTCACTCGTGCTGAGTTCGTAAACATAATCGAACCTTTCTTGAGAGAGATTAAGGGTCGTAGAGGTATTACTGACTTCAGAGTTGTGTGTGATGAAACAAACAACACTGCCGCAGTAATTGACAGCAACCAATTTATCGCATCTGTCTTTATCAAACCAGCACGATCTATCAACTACGTATCTTTGAACTTCGTAGCAGTTAGAACCGGTGTTGATTTCGATGAAGTAGTCGGTCTGGTATAAGGGAGAATAGACAATGGCAATTTTAGGCGTAGATGATTTTAAATCGAAACTCAGAGGTGGCGGTGCTCGTCCCAACCTGTTTAAGACAACCCTTAACTTTCCGGCATATGCTGGGGGTGACGTAGAACTTACGTCATTCCTTTGTAAGTCTGCACAGTTACCACAATCAAGCATGGCACCTCTTTTGGTACCATTCCGTGGTCGCGAGATGAAGATTGCTGGTGATCGTACATTCGAAGATTGGACAGTAACCATTATTAACGATACTGATTTCGATGTTCGTGATGCTTTCGAGCGTTGGATGAACGGTATCAATGCACACCAATCTAACACTGGTCTAGTTAATCCTGTTGATTATCAAGCAGACTTAATCGTTGATCAGTTGGATCGTAACTCTGACGTGCTAAAGCGTTATCAGTTCAGAGGCGCTTTCCCAACAATTGTAGGACCAATCGCCCTGAGTTATGATACTCGTGACGAAGTTGAAACCTTTGATGTGACATTCTCATATCAGTATTGGGAATCAAATACTACTAGTTAAGACCGTACTAAATAATAGGGAGTGCTTCGGTGCTCCCTCATTATTATTTACTAGGAAAGAATATGGCAGACCAAGACAACAACAACGCATTAAAACTCTTTGGGTTTGAAATCAAAAGAGCAGGCAAAGCAAATTCTAATAAAGAGAAGTTGCCCTCTGTCGTGCCTCCAACAGACAATGACGGTGCAGGTTATGTAACTGCTACTGCTGGACACTTTGGTCAGTACGTAAACATGGACGGCGACCAGTCTAAAGACAACGCCCAGTTGATCATGCGTTATCGTGGTGTTTCAATGCATCCCGAAGTTGATATGGCAATCGAAGAAATTGTAAACGAAGGTATTTCATCATCAGAAAACTCATCATCGGTTGAGATTGCACTAGATGATATTGAAGCACCAGACAAAATTAAAGACTTGATTCGTGCCGAGTTTGATGGCATCATTGCGATGCTCAAATTCAACGAGTTAGGTCATGATATATTCAGATCATTCTACGTAGACGGCAGACTCTACTATCATTTGCTTGTTAATGAAAGCAACATGAAAGCGGGTATTCAAGAGATACGTAATATTGACAGTGCCAAAGTGCGCAAAGTTAAAGAAGTTAAGTACAAAAAGGACCAGAGGACTGGCGTTAAACTCGTTGACACTATTGACGAGTACTACGTATACGAAGACAAACCAGGTAATCAGAACAGCGGCGTTAAACTAGCGACTGATTCTATTGCATATGTTACTTCTGGTTTACTTGACGAGTCCAAGAAGAAAGTAGTATCTTATCTTCATAAAGCATTAAAACCCATCAACCAATTGCGTATGATGGAAGACAGTCTTGTAATCTATAGACTTGCTCGTGCTCCAGAACGTCGAATCTTTTATATTGATGTCGGTAACTTGCCGCGCGGTAAGTCAGAGCAGTACATGAAAGACATTATGACACAGTATCGTAATAAGTTAGTTTACGATGCTGACACTGGTCAAATGAAAGATGATCGCAAGCATATGTCTATGCTCGAAGATTTCTGGTTGCCTCGTCGTGAAGGCGGTCGTGGGACTGAGATTAGTACACTGCCTGGCGGTGAGAATCTTGGACAGATTGATGATGTTATCTACTTTCAGAAGCGTTTGTATCGTTCATTGAACGTTCCTGTGAGTCGCTTAGAGCAAGAAGCACAATTCTCATTGGGTCGTAGTACTGAGATTTCACGAGACGAAGTTAAGTTCCAAAAGTTCATTGATCGTCTGAGACGCAGATTCTCTGGTCTGTTCATGAATATCTTACGCAAGCAGTTATTACTCAAGGGTGTCATTACTGAACAAGACTGGGAAGAGTGGAAAGATGACATCTATGTAGATTTCATGAAGGACAACCACTTCACCGAACTAAAGGAAATGGAAATTCTTCGTGAACGTGTTGGTTTAATGAATGAAGTAACACAGTATGTTGGTGAATACTTCTCTAAAGATTGGGTTATGCGTAATGTACTTCAGTTAAGCGAAGACGATATGAAAGATATGCAAAAAGAAATTGACGCTGAAGTTAGCGATGATGAGATTGTTGACAGACGACCAAGTGCAGATGACGAGAAAGAAGAACCAGCACCTAAAGCACCTACTCCTACTGCACCAGTTGCCGCACCTGCAACGCCAGTTAAGAAAGACATAGATACAACACAAGAAAAGTAAACGATAAACTTTGGAGAATAGTATGGCAGATGAAGACGTGATTATTGATGAAATACAAGCAGAACCTATCGAGACTGGTTCTGAACCTATCGCTGATTTAATTGATGCAATAAAGGCACAAGACTTTAATTCAGCAGAGTCACAATTTAATGATTTGATCGGAGACAGACTATCAGATACTCTGGATCAAGCGAAGTTGAAGATTGCGGACGAAATCTTCAACGCACAGGCAGAGACCTGGGAAGAAGCGGGCGACGATGA